AGTTCTGTTTGAACCCAAAATTCTGCCGTAGGGTTGTAGTCTAAAAATACTTCGTCTTTTGTTCTAATTGACATTTCGTTGAAACTTTCAAAACTTATATTATTACACTCGTTTATGTACAGAATATTTCTACGCCCACCACGAAGTTTACTTGCATCTACATCAGCACTAAAAAACTCTATAAAGCTACCGTTTGAAAATTCGTATTTTAAAAGACTTTTGTTATAGCGTTCATCTACAAACCTATTAATAGACTTCATAATCTTTAAGAAGTCACGTAAAGCACCTCTACGAAGATGGGGTATTGATTCTGCTACTACGCTTATTTCTGTGTTTGGTGTTTTAGCAGCACGGTCTATTAAGATAGGAATTATGCCGTAGGTTTTACCAGCTGATGTACCACCTTGTACAATCTTGATTCGTTTTTTTAACGCAAGTATTTTATTTATCGCCGTTGTTCTTTGAAACATCTGGGAATAATGGTTGCTCAATATTAGTTTGTTCTATCTGCTCTTTTAGTGCGTTTAAACGTGCAGTAATGCTTGGGTTATACTGCCCTACCATACCGCCTTTGATTTGATCATCGCGTATTTCTTTGCGTATGCGTGTAGAGATAGTACAAAAATCTTCGTAAGCTTTGTTTGTATTCTCCAAATAATGCTTTGCCGTGAAGTTATATTTATCGTGACAGAAGATTTCAAACCCTTCTATTGTGAAAGGTACTTCTAATGGTTCTCCTACCATATCACCTGTTCTTTGGTTAAGATGGTATTTGAATCTTGGGTTCGTTTTTGTGTAGCTTTTATACTCTTTGAATATTTCTTCTAATTGTTTTGGGTCTTTAATTTTTTTTGGTCTCATATCAATTTTCGTATGTTAAATAAACTTTACGCATTTTCTCTATAATTTCACGAATACAACTCGCACAGCTTGTAGGGTTTTGCTTTACGTTAAATATTCTATTGTATATTTTTAGAAGTGCTTGTTGTTCCGTTGGCTTTATTTGGTTTCTTTCTATGCTAAACCATTCGTGCAACCAGTTGTATTCGTCTTCTTGTAGGCACTCTGGTTTGCGTGATCTACGAAACATTTCGTTTAGCTTTTGTTTACGTTCTTCGCACCCGCAATCTTCGCCAAGTACAAACTTTGCAACTGCTGCTACTCCTGTTTTTTCTAATACGGTTTCTACTATGTCACCAACTCCTTTAGGTTCTTTCTTTTTAGTAGTTCGTTTTTTTCTCGTTTTCTTTTTTTGTTCACTCATATTTTTTCGTAATCTTCGTTAATATAATCTTCGTAATCTTCTGCTATGTTTTCTTTTATTCTTTCTTTACAATACTTAATTGTGTAAAATATTGTGCTTGTCCCTATTCGTGTTTGCTTACTTAACTCACGCATTGATATTTTGTCGTTTCGATAAATATTAAATATGCGTTGGTCAAACCAATGCCAAGTGCTTACTTCGGCTTGTATTCTTGCTTCTAACAACATTTCACCTTGTTGCTTTTCTATGTAGTCGTATTCTACGCCTAAGTTTCTACATTCGTTTATGTCCACCTTTTGGTGTTTCTTTCTTTGTTTCGTTAAGTCACAAAATATATTCCTTAATGTGAAATGTATGTATGCTCGGTTTACTGTTCCGTCTTTCCGTAAGATTTTTGAAACGTCTGCGTACTTTTCTAATCGTAAATACATTTCTTGAACTATGTCTTCAGCGTAAAGTTCTTCGCCATAACTTTGGACTATTCTTACATAGTCATCGTGAAACTTCGCAACTTTTTTAAGCCAGTTCATTGGTTAGTATCTAAACAAAAGTAATGATTATTTTCTAATAGTGTATAGACGAACTTTTAAACAAATAGTTGTGAATAAAAAAAGCCACTCCGAAGAATGGCTTTTACAAGGTGTACCAGTTTTGGCACTACACCTTACCTTAAAAAAAATTAACCTAATTAAAAATCAAAACAAATATACTAATTAAAATGGTAATTCGTCTTTTTCGTCTTTTGGTTTGTGTCCATAACCAGCTTCTACTTCTGCTTGATACGGTTCCGAAAACTTAACGCTGAAATACTTCTTGCCGTTTTTAGATTCGTTTAGCCATAGTGCTACTTCTTTTTCTTTGCCGTCTACCATTGCTTTGCCTTTGTAATCTGGTTGCGTTTCTTTTTCTTTGTAATCGTTTTTAAAGATCGCACCTGTGTTGTCTTTCTGTTCCATTTATTTATTATTTATTGTTTCACTTAAAATATAGGCACTCAACGTCTTTCGTTGTCGCCTTGCTTTTTCTTTTAAAAGCTTTTTTTCTTCTTGTGTTACTCTTATTGTAACGATGTCATTCTTTCGTGTTTTCATCCTATTAAAGTATTATAATATTCTCTGCATTCTTCTATTCGTTTGTAGATTGCTTTTATTACTTCTTCATCGTAGTTTACTTCAAACGTCTTGATTCGTTTTTCTGTAGGTATATGATCAAAGTTGTGTTTACTTTCTACTTCTTGGCGTAGTTCTTCGCTTTCATCAATTAAATGATTTTTCCAATGCTCTCGCCTTATTTCGTCTTCTACTATTTCGCTTGGTGTGTTTGTTAAGCAATAAACAAGTAAGCTTTCAGTCTTGCCAGTTAGTGCCATATAACCCATCAGTTGATAGTAATAATCTTTAGTTGGTATTTCTTCAGCAAAGAATGGAAACGTAGTACCATCGTAACTGCTTTTGATATCTAAAAGTATATCGTTCGTGTTTACGTCTGGTGTTCCTGTCAAGTAATCGTTACTTAACTTTTCTTCGTTTTTGTGTATAAAACCACAATCTAAAACTTGTTGCGCAAGTTCTATTGATTCGTTTTCTACAATATTGCCTTTGTCGGTGTAACGGCTTGAAAACTCTTTCTTAATGCCGTACATTTCTTCTATTGCTAACTCTTGTAAATACGCCTTGCAAGTCTTACTCAATACTTCAGACTTGCCTCTTGCATTGGTCATTATTTTACCAATGGCGCTGCATCTTATTTTTAACATATCCTAAGTGCTTTAAGTTGTAAGTCAGTAAGTTCGTATTGGTTTTTTAGTTGTTCTTTAGTGTATGTGCCTTCTTGTACTGCTTTTAATGCGCTTTCGAATCTTGCTTTAGTTAAAGTTTTCTTCGTGTTTTTCTCCTTGCCGTGTGTATTCGTACTGTCGGCATCTTTCGTGTCATCTATAAGAAACAATCCGTTAAGTGCGTACTTTCGTGCATAGCTTGACGAACTACCAAAGCTTTGTGCTATGTCCATACCTTTACGGTTTGGATCAATACCAGCTTGTGCTTTTACTGCTTGTACTTTGTTGCCATCGGTTATTACTGCCGTAGCTTCAACGTACATATATCCAGCTGCTTCTTTTACCTCATCTGTTAAGTTCAACACCAAACCGTTTAGTAACGGCTTTACGGCTTCCATAATATCCTCACAACTTCTGTACTTGTAATTACCAAACTTGTTAAATTGATTCTTTGGTGCTTTTAGTTCTTGTTGGATAGCACCTAACCTCTCGATTAATGTATTCTTCATAATGTATTTTTTAAATGTATATACAAATATACTACTTTTTATTCAATAACTTCTTTTTTTGTTTATACAATTCTATTATTTCTTTTAGTTCTTCTCTTGTGTACTTTCTGATCTTGTGTGCTTCTTCGTGTAATTTTATTAGTTCATCGCCACCTATTCGTTTTTCTATACCTATTTGGTAGTTTAGTAGGTTTCCGTGTTTGTGTTGGTTACAGGCAACGCATTGACCGTGAACATTATTTTCGTTGTAAGTTACGTTCTTGTGGCTTGTACTAAAGTAGTGTCCAGCATCATACTTTGCACCTAATGGTTTATCACAACTTACACATAGTTTATGTTTGTCACGTTCTCTTATGTATGCGTTGAAGTATCTTTGTGCTTTTTTAGTTAAGCTTTGCACCGTTTCTAATTCGTCTTTTAGTCGTTTCTTTTCTTTCTTCCAGTTTTTTACTTTTGCCGATTCTACCCATACTTTTACGCACTCACTTTTAAAGCAATACTTTTGGTTAAAGTGTTTAGCTTCAAACTTTTCTTTACAATGTTTACATCGTGGCATTAAATACCTTCTTTTAAGTTTTCTACTAAAATATTTAGTTTATCTATTTCGTGTTTCTGTTCGCTTATTTGCATCTGTAAACGTAAATTAGTTTTGCACTCTAAAATAAATTCTTCTTCTAACTGTATAAACACGGATTGAAATTCTGATACATCTTCTAAACTTTCAACCATCGAATCTATTAAATCGTGTCGTTCTGGATGCGTCTTTTGTAATTCTTCAATACTACTTGTGAACTTAATAATTGTAGTTTGTAGGTTTATCTTTGCTTTTAGTATATCTAAAGTTTCCATTATTCGTGTTTTTCTTGTGCGTATATTTTGTTGTAAATATTCGGTGCTGGATTTTCTTGTTCGTAATATAAAAACTTTTCTTTATCAAACCATAACACAAGCTGACCTATGTTACCAACTGAACGTGGCTTAATCTTGTTAAAATTAATCGTTGCTTGGTTATAACTTAAATCCTCACGGTGTACCGTAATCATACACTTGCCACTATTAAACCACTCTGAACCACCTTTCAAATCATACGGTGATGGTACGCTTCTTTTGCCATTTACTTTTTCTGTAAGCTTTGGGTGTATAATTGTGTGTAAGTGTAGTTCGTTGTCTTCAGCTATTTGGTTTCTGTACGGCAATACAACTTCTAAATATTGTGCATATCCGCCGTATTCGTGGTATGGGTGGCTTAAATCTTTCCAGCTATCTATACTTGCCGTTTCTAATCCGTGTTTTTGTTTAAGTTCTACTGCATAGTCATAAAACTGAAACGGTGTCATTTTCGCTTTTACATCTTCTTTAGTTAGTACTTTAAAGTGTTCAAAAATCCAATCCAAACTATTTGTTATTTCTCGGTCTTTAATTACGTTTTGTTCTAAAGGGTTAAAACTCTTACCTGTAAGCTTGTGAATAAGATCAGCAATTATTTCTACGTTGTTACCTACATCTGGAAAGTAAACAAGATGTTTCCATCCGTAGAACTTACTTGTATTCAGTAGGCACTCCATTAATACTTGTGTTTTGCCACTCATCGGAAAACCCGTCCAATCGGTGCAATTGCCTAATTGCATAGAATAAAATTTATCTAAACTTTTCCAACCTAAATACTTTCCTTTTTGATTGTAGTTATCTCTGTGCTTGTATATCTTGCCAATAATATCTTTTGCTTCTGTTACTTTATATCCTTTTAATCCCACGGTGCTTTAAATCCTTTGCTTGTTTCTACTTCCTTTTTTGTTTGTTCTTTCTTTAGCCAATTTTTAGCAGTTAAATATAAGCTTTTATAATTTGTGTTTTTCTGGAAGTTCTGAATAGCATCACAAACATTATCAATTTGTTGTTTAGTATATTGCTCTTCTAATTTTTTAAACTCACTAACTGACATAGACAAATGAGCGAAGCTCCTATATATATCATTTACATTTACATTAACATTATCGGTTATTTTTGTTATAGGTTTATAACAGGTGTTATCGTTGTTATCTTTTTTCCATCGTTTTTTCATACCTTTTTTACCAGCATCACTTTTCTTTTTTCTTATTTCTTCATATTTACGCAGATCACGTTTTAAGTTTTGTTTAATTGGTTCAAAACATACTTCTGTTAGTATGTCATCGGTTTGTGGGTTTAAGTCGTTTACATACTCTAAAACGTGTTTAAATAGCTTTCCAGCTTGTTGATCGTTTAACTTTTGTACGGTGTGTATTAAATCACAATACAATAAAAAACTTTTCTTGTTTTCTGCCATAAATTAAGGTATAAAAAAAGTGTAACGCTTTCGGTGGGTAGGAACACTTACTAACGTCACACTTAAAAAAATTCGATTGTCCTACCAACTCCACAAATATAATTAAATATTGCAATAGTTTAAAATGTAATTAGAGAATGTTTCCCATCCAAAACTAACTTGAGATCTTGGTAAAACCAAAAAACTGTTTGACCTACCTTGTTTATTACGGCAGCTGTTTTTACCATTACGAAAAATAAAATCAATTTTATTAAAGTAACAATTTGTAAGTTCTGTATTGGTTTTTAAATAGATTGTTCTATGACCATTTTCTTTGAGTTCATTTTCATAGCTTTTTGTATTATAATTAAATTTTTTAATTTTTCTTTGTAAAAAACTAATTTCCCAATTTTTGGGTATTTCTTTTTCTATCCAAGTCTTGCCGTATTCAACCTCTATATAACACATAAATTTTTTTTTATATCCAACCTGATCTGAAGTTTCTATGTGTTTATAACACTTTAAATCATATCCAAATTTATCTTTATAGTTTTGATTAAATTCTATATTGTATGGTGTAATAGTTTCTAATTTTTTTCTAATTAGTAATTCGGTTTTTATATTGTAATTCATAATATATTTTCTTTAATGTGTTTTGCAATATGGTACATAAATCGTGGCATAACTGCATTGCCTATTCGTGCCCATTGTTCGTAAAAACTACCTTGAAAAATAAAGTTTTGAGGAAACGTACTAACCTTTTTTAATTCGTCAATAGTTGGTTTTCGTTCTGTTCCGTCTTTTTCTTTAAATATTAAAGATGCTGTTTTAGTAACTGTGTAACAAGGTTTATTAGCTGTGATCCAAGTCTTGTCAAATTGCCCTCTATTCTGTTCAATTATTTCTGGCAAAACATCTTTAACGCTTATGATGTTTGAATTTGGTTTAGGAAAACTTGCCTGGCCTTGTTTGACGCCTATCCAAATAAGTCTTTGACGCATTTGCGGCACCTCATAATATTGACTATTCATTAAGGTGCATTTCACGTCATAACCTGTTTTTTTCAATTCTTTCATAATTTCAATAAACTTACCTTTCATTTTACCTCTTACCATACCAGCGACATTTTCCATAACAAAAACTTTAGGTTGTAATTCGTTTATCAATCGTATGTATTCGTAAGATAAATCATTCCTGTCATCGTTAACATTTCTTTTACCTTTCGCAGCACTAAAACCTTGACAAGGCGGCGATCCATCAAATATGTCAAGTTCTCCTTTTTTTAGATTAGTAAACTCTAATATTTCTTTTCCTGTTACTGTGCTAATGTCACGCTGCCATACTGGTACTGTAGGAAAGTTCAATTTAAAAGTTTCTACAGCGTTTGTTTCCCATTCTATGGCCAGAAGTTCTTTATAGCCCGCCATTTTATAACCTAAAGAAGAACCGCCACAACCTGCAAAAGTTGATATTACTGTCGGTTTACCACTCATAACCACATTTTGGGCATTTACATTCAGTCTTTATATTCTCATCGTACATAGGTTCTATAATGATTTCGTTTTTTAGTTTTTTACGAATTTCTTTTTGTACCTTATTCACCGTAATAACCTCGCCCCTGTCTTCTATTTCTTCCATTACTTTCTCTGCCAAATCGTCTTGTCTGTTAATTAGTCTTGAATTACTGCTTTCGTGTACATTCACTGGCATAGGATCAACCTTCAATTGTTGAAGTCTGATTTTAGCTTCTTGACTTTTTTTATCACCACCGTTTGGGTATTTTTCGTCTAATACCTCACCTAATTTAGCTGCAGCTTTGACTATAAATCTACCGATTTTGTTTTGTGCTTCAGTAGCTGCTTTATTAGCTTTAGCAAATTTAGCCATTGCCTCTGCTGCACTATGTAATAGTTTTACTTCTTCAACTGTCTGTGCAATTGCTAGTTCATATTCAAACGATTCTAATTTTTGTATTTCATTCATATTATTTTTGTTTAAATTAATTCTTTATATAATTGTTTTTCTGTTCTTCCTTTTATAATTTTTAAATCTCTTATTGTAGTAGCTTTTAGAATATCACGTTTCAAATTGTATTCGTGTTTATGTAGTTTAAACTTGTTATCGTAGTCGGCTATGTCAAGCAATAAAAACGCATCTGCCGTCTGTTTAAGGTTCTTATATCGTTTTATACCGTGAATAATTGTAGCGTGGTTTAAATCGAATAATTCCGCTATACGGTTATAAGTTACACCAGCGTTTCTTAAAAGATTAAACAAGTACATTCTTCGGTGGATATAGTATGGCTTTCTACACTTAGATTTTAGTCCGTCTTTTTGTATGTGATATTGCACCTTTTTAATTAAGTCTTCCATAAAGCCAACTGATTATAAGCGTGTAAATATATTCAAAAAATTTATTCATACTTTTTCTATGCTTACGATCAACTTTTCCCATAAACCAAAAGCTTTAATTGCTTCTTGCCTATCGTCTGCTTTAACGTATTTAATTGCGTGGCACATTTCTGCGCTTGTGTCGCTTCCTTTGTAGTATTTGTATAGTATTTTATAAGTGTTCATTCTTTCGTCTTTTTGTATCAAGTAATTGCAGTATAGTTCCTCGTTGAAACTATCCCAAAACTCTAATTTAAGTGCTTCTATTGTCATCATTTGTCTTCAGCTTTTAACATACGTTGCAACCTGTAAATGTCTTTATTGGTTTGTATGTCTTTGTCCATAAAACCTGTTAGCTGACTTTTTAAGCGTTGAATTTCTTGTGCTATGTCTTTTTTCTTTACGGTAAAACCGTTTTCTTCCAGAAGCTGTTTTGCTTCTTGTATCTTCTGTTGTTGTTTTCGATAATAGTCGAAAATTTGGTTATTAATACTCATTTTGTTTTTGTTTTGTTATATATTATTTTTTCGTCTTTACTTAAAGTTTCGTAGTTGTAAATTGCACAAGATAACATTTCGGCTTCGGTGTTGTAATATGGTTCGTCTTTATGACCTAAAACACCACTATGTAAGCTTAAAACTTTACGTTTTGTGCTTTTGCTATTGCCAATTTTATGCGATGTATATGTAATTCGTATGTCTTTCAAACTATATTTAGTTGTTGTTCTAAAGCTGTACATATATCTTGATCGTTGTAATATATTAAACCAGCACAAAGCAAAGTATCGCACTTAACGTGATAGTAAATAGTGTCGCTTTCTGCGTACGTTATATCACCTGTACAGCTATTGTAGCTAACTGGATATTGTTCAGAACCTATCTCTACTTCTATTTCTACTTGACACGGTGTATCGTTAATTGTAAAGCTTACAACCTCATCGTCTTTATGATCTATTTGTATTTCGTAGTTCATACCGTTATAATTTTCATCACTAAATAGTAACCTATCCATACTGACCACAAAAACACGAACCCTGTAATCAATTCTCTTTTTGCTTCTTTTCTTTCTTGATTGTTCATAATCTATTTATTTAAAATTTCTAATGCACGATTATAGTAATCTTTATTGTAATACAAATTCAATTCTTTCATTCTTGCAACAAATGGAATGTATGTTATGTAAGCATAATATTCAAAGTTTTTTAGATCATGATAATCATAATCTGTAAACATTGTTCTTTCTGTTTCATCAAATAAAAAATGCCAATGACTATTTGAGTTCCCGGGATTATCTGTAAACCATTTTTTTGGTTTACTATCTAAATACTTTTTGTATTCTCTTTGTAACAAATCAACAGAAAATTCTTTTGATATTTGTTCTTTATATAATGTAATTGTTTTCATAATCTATTTATTTAAGTGTTGGTTATAACTCTCCGTGTTTGGCTCATAATCATTAATACTTCTTAATAATTCAGTTGAGAAATCTTGACTATGTACTGCGTAGCCCATTTCTGTTATCATTTTTTCGGCTTCTTTATAGCTTCTAAAACCACACAATCTTCTATTCCTGTCAAAGTGCCAACAATCTTCTCCAATATTAGTATAAACATTCCACTCAAAACCTCGTAAGTGTTCTTGGCTATCGTAATAATCTTTGTTGTCTAAACATATTCCGGCTGGAGTGTTTTCTTTTAGTCTTATGTAGGCAACTTTTTTTATCTTTTCTATTGTAAAGACATAGTCTTTATGTTTCAAAACCTCAACTCTATCTAAAGCATCTTTATGGCTTAAATATATTTTCTTGCTTTCGTAACTAAATGTTTCTTCTAATAACCCTAAATCGTTAGTATTATCTATTTTGTATTCTTTAATTGTGAATACTTCTTTTACTGCTAATCTTTCGTGTTCTTTCATAATCTATTTATTTGAGTGTTTTTCTTACTTTGTTAAATCGTTGCTCTAATCGTTTAATACACAACTTATATGTATGTATTTCATCTGTCCATTTATCACGGTTCTCTTTGAACATACCGCCTTGTCCATTAATACTATCTTGTTTTAGTTCTATTCGGTCTTTAAAAGATTGTATGCCTTCTTCAAGTCCTACTAAAATTTGTAATTTTTCCATTCGTGTTTTCATAAGTGTTAAATTTTGTATAAACAAATATACTATTAATTAACAATATTATACTACTTTTCAACAAAAAAAGTTACAATTATTTTATAACGTGCTATAAAACAACTAATTATCTTAAATAAATCTTCGTGAATCTATAATTTTTGTACTAAAGTCTTGACCGTCTTTTTGTTTTCGTTCTATATTTAAGTCAAGTA